AGCAGTAGCGTGTTGAAAGCCGGGAGCTTATTTTTCCACGTCCTTCGGGGCGTGGCAGCCGATCGATGAGAGATTCAGAGATGGAGCCCTTAATGCCTCCCCCTTGTGCCCCAAAGCCCACGACGCTTTTCCGCGATTGTGAGCCTTTGTTGGGTGCCACCGACGACTTCGTGCCCAAGCGCGCGGGTCATTATGACGGTGTGCAGGGTGATTTGCATGAGCTCTGTTGCGCGCGCCCTCTCACGCAGCTTTCGGCTGCCCCTGCTTGCTGCATCATTGCACCGAGCGGGTACAAGCCTCTCGCGCCCGATCTTAACGGATACGGGGCTCATACCACGTGCGACTTACCGTCGGTCGCCGAGGTGCGCGGGAAGGTTGGTGAGCAGTTCACCTCGTTCGTCGAGGGTCTGCTCATTCATGACGAACGCCACGACACCGAGGAGCACCTCTTGGCCGAGGATGTCCTCCGGTTGCCGTGGCTGCGCACGATCGCCAAGGTCGCGTCGCGGGACATTCAGGTGTGTTGCATTCCCGTGAGTGAGTTGGCCGGCAAGTACTTGCAGCATGAGCTTATGAAGATCAAGAGCTCCACGCCGCAGAGCGTCACCTGGCATGGCAAGACCAGGTGGTGGTTGTCGGATCGCTCCACGCAGATTTCTGGCGAGGACCGTGTGCAGCGTCTGGTCTCTAGTTTGATTCGTTCCGAGACTAAGACGCATGCTTTCGATTCGACTGCCCGCAAGAAGGTCCCAAAACATCAGAAACATCACGACCATTCAATCTTCCGGCAGTTGGCGCAGAGCTTTGACCCACCTCGGGCGGAGCAGAGCGTCATTTCGAGTAACGAGAGTAATCATCCGGTCGCTGGCTCTTCCCGCAAGGTTGGGGTTACAGCAACGCGCGACGCTTTACAAAGCGCCGGTTTTCAGATGTTCGACGAGAGCATCAGCGGTGCTGCGCGCGACAAGAAGGCTGCTGGCCGCCGTGAAGTTCATGGCATCAAAGACCTGCAGCACTCGAACCCGGATGTTTCTTACGTACCAGGCATGGTGTACACGTTCGTCGACCAGGACATGTACATCGACACTTTTGCCAAGTATGCCGGTGAGAACATGGTTATCATCACTCCCGAGTACAACAAACTCGCGGGTGTTGGTACCGACTCCACGTGGTACTATACGGTCGCGGCGAATGGCGAAGTGGTTGTCACTGAGCGCGTCGCAACTGTTAATGGCGCAACTTACAACAATCAGCGCCCATGGGACTACGCGACGAACGATTTTATCTTCATCGAACACCTTGGTAAGACCGCGTTCACGACGTACAACGTCTGCATTCAATACCAGCCTGGCTCGCACCACAAGTGGGTCTGGCTGGCGCGCAACACGACGACGACACTTTCGAAGTCAGTTTGCGACATGATGTGTGACGTGGCTCAAGGTGCTCCTCTCGAGGGCGTTCCTCTCCGCAAGGCGAGCAACGTCGTCGTCGTCAAGGGGAGCTCAATGGTCAAGCAGGAGACGTTTCTGCTGGGCCTGTTCGGTGATACTTCGTGCCCGACGTTTAGCATCAAGTACGCTTACGATCAGGGCGCGGAGACTTCGATGGAATTGACCGAGAACCAGTACAAAGTGTTTAGCCTCATGGGGAAGAACCGCCCTAAGGGGTATGGCGTCTCGGAAGTCAAGCGCACCATGCAGATGCACACCATCTGGCGCCCCGGAGGGCTTGAGCCGCTTCTTGTGGCATTCTTCGGGATTCCCATCGAATATCGCCCTCGGCCGAATATCATGTACACCAGTCAAGCAGGGTCACTTGACGACGGTGTGGTCGAGGATGGAACCGCCGCTGAGGCAGCGCCGAATGTCGCTGGTGGCGGACCTGGCGTGGCGGATACGAAGTCCGACGCTGCGCACGACGCGTACGAGAAGAAGCGTATGAAGGAGTTTAGCAACAAGATCGATCCAGTGGCCAACATCAAGGACATCGCATCGCTGCTTCTTCCACGCTTCATCGATCAGGTCTCAGGCGAAAACGGCATCGCCTTGGGATCGGTTACGCTGGTGGGCCCTGAAATCATTTACCAGAGGCGCACCCAAGCGTTACAAGCCGCGCGTCTACAACGCAATGCCGAACTCGTCGCTCGCGAGACGGTCCCCAAGACAAACCTGAAGCACGAGGTTGGGCCGAAAGCGAGCTCCGCGCCCCGTGGGATCACGCAGTACACTGAGGAAATGGCCATCCAGACAGGACGAGTCGGCCTCCTTGTCAAGGAAGTACTCAAGCACTGCGGGTTCTACCAACCTGGCAACTCTCCCCACGACATCGCCATGTCCATCCGCAAGCTCACTGAGATTGCGATGCATGCCGCTGATGCTGATAAAGGTGGCCAGGTGAGCGGCCTGCACGACACGGATTACTCCAAGATGGATGAGACGATCAGTGAATACATTTACTCCTGGTTCGTCGAGTTTGTCCTGGCGTTCGTCCACTCCGCCGACTACGACGAGGTCAAGAAGATCCTCGAGGCGAATGTGGACTTCACGACCATGCTCAACGGCAAGCCAATCAAGACTGGCTTCAAGAACAATAGCGGATCCGGCGTGACAACGGAGCTTAACACCGTCATTTCCGCTTTCGTCGAGTATGTGTCAACGTGCCTTGCAATCACGAAGACCACGTATCGGTTGCGCCACAAAA